ACGTACTCACAGCAGAGCAAACTCCAGGTTGCTACCTTGCGGTCACTGCTTACGTCCAGGGAAATGCCATTGGCAAGATATGTACGCCCTTGAGCTTTCAATTCTATTTACAGATACATCCAAAAAAGAATGTACCATCTTTTATAACATGCATGTTTACTTGAAAGTCATGCAAAGCAATTTTTTTTCTTACAATATTACACAAATCAAAACAATCTTCCCAAGTTTCACCTATTAGAAGTTCGGCTGTTATCGGCACTAGATGGTATAAACCATCCTGTAATATTATTAGATCCATTATTTCTCTTCATTACCAACTTTATTTCCAAATGCAATTATCTTCTTGATCCCTGTTCCCTGGATCTCGATGTTTGCATAAGGCTTCCATGCTTTTTTCATAATATTTAATTCTAAGATAAGATTAGACCATTGTTTCTGACTAATGTTACTTCCTGTTATTGTCAATTTTTTCATCTATAAGTTTTATCCTTTCTTTAAGCGTGTTTACATAATCAAGTTGCTTGTTAACCATATCAAAGTATGGACCCGGATGATTTATGTCATGTTCGGTTTCGATCAACCGCTTTAATTTTTGATCTGCAACTTCTAACAAACTTTTATTATATTTTATTAGTTCTTTCATGTCTTATATATAGGATATTATGTTATATCTGTCAACCCTTACCCTGGCCTTTATATCTTCGAGTACGTTTTTGACGTTTTTCGTTCTTATTTAATGATTTTTTATGCTTACGAGGCCCACGTTTTTTAGGTTGGTCCCTTGTTTCAAACGATTTAAATTTTTTAGCCACTACTTACCAACTTTTTTTAGTGCTTTCTTGTGTGCTTTTGCAAATGAATCACCTTTTTTCATATCGGTTTTCATTTCTTTCATATGTTTTTTACTATGATGTTTGCTATGTTTTTGTAGTTTCTTTTTTTTATCCATCTTTCCACTCCTTTACAAAATGAGCACTGCCATCAGAGCGCGATGACATAATAGGTAAGTAAGTTATTTTACCATTGATGTGTTGTTCTAAGTCTGATCCACAATTCATGCATCTATAGAAAGCTTTATCAAGACCAACTAAAGTTGTATATTGATCACATGTTGGACACTTACCATTAACTACTTCTGCCTGTATTTTCATTACTCTATTATTAACTTTTTTATCGACAAAGATCCATCTATATTTTCTTCAAGTTCAGCCATTGACTTTATGCATTGATATCTGACATGTCCTTCAGGTTTTAACTGACGTTTAGCTGTACGTTTGCCTTTTAAACATTCAGACATAGACCCTTGTATACGCGCCTCTTTAATCTCTCCGTTAATAATCATAAGTAAGGCTACCACTAACTCTGTCATACTGTTTTACCTTTGTTTTCACCTTGCTTGATAACATATTTTTGTGTACCATTCTTGCCGGTTTCTACTTCTTTTTTTAAATTTTTTGCTAAACTCGCAGCTTTACTTTCTTTATTTATCTGTGCGATGTGATCTAATACTTTTCTATTAATGCGCCCCGTTGCCATTTGCCCTTACCTTATCTTTTAAATCTTCTATATCACTTAATGCTTTTTCTAATTGTGTATTAAGAAATTCTATGTTGACTTTGTTTGTCATATTCATCTCTTGAGTCTTCTCCATTTTCTCAACGGATTTGTATAAATCTTCCAATAAAAAATGTTGCTCCTGGTCCACAGGGACCTGTTCTGATTTTTTAAGTAAATCATTTTCAAACAGTTCACGTGATGTCTCCAGAGATACTAATCTTGAAGTCAGCTCTGTGTATCCGAGTACGCCCATTCCAACGAGAATAATTAAACTAGCAACCGTCTTCATCGGCATCTGTACAGCTGCAGACTCTGATATGTTTAATGGTTTATTTTCCATTGTTTACCTCATTCTCAAAACTTATATCTGTGCCGTGGTCTTTTTTATGTTTGTAGGTTCTTTTAGAGTTTTTATTTTTCTTTTTACATTGACATCTCGGTCCAGCCATAGCATTAGCAATAGCTTCACAAATTCGGTCTATACTACCAAAAAAATTATGTAGAAATCTGTCAATCATTTAGGCATGTACCCCGGTTCTATAAAGAAGGCCATTAGGACAAATAATACAATCAATATTCCTGTGAAATAATAATTCATTCCTGGCCACCTCCAGTGTCATTATTAGAATATAATAGATCCTAACACAAAACCAACTGCAGCACATATTATTTCTGTTCTGTAGTTTAATTGCCAGACCATAAATTTATCTTTGTATTTATTTATCATCCTCTTCCTCCAAGTTTTAAGGAGCATATCTTACCGGTTAATAATTCATTAATCAAGTTCTAAGATAAATCATTAATCATTTATACTACCCCAGTTAGTACCGTGTTCGTAATCTACTTTGTTTGGTACTTCTAAAGTAACAGCTTGTTCCATAATCTCAATAACCTTTTTTGCCTGATCGCCATTTTCTATTGATATACAAAGCTCATCATGGATCTGTATATGGGCCACAATACCTTCTTTATATAATTCTAACATAGATTTTTTTGTCATGTCAGCAGCTGATCCTTGTATTAATTTATTTAAAGATTTATATGTGTAAGCTCTCTTGATCCCCGGTCCATGTTCCTGGAGTGCATCTTCGTGCGTCATTGCCTTATGCATACCGAAACTGTTTGGTTCCCATAGATGAAACCTGCATAGTCTACCAAGTAAAGTTCTTATCTGTCCACGATCTTGTGCTCTGTTAGATGCTTTGTCCATCAGTTGTTTAACAAAAGGTACCTTTGCGTGATACGTATTAAATAATTCATTAGCTTTGTCTTTAGATACACCCAACTCTGCTTGCAGTTTAGCTTTACCCATACCATAAAACAAACCAAGGTTAATTGTCTTCGCTTGTGTTCTAGGTATCTCTGCCATGTCTGCTACGGTCTGGTGAAAGTCTGCGCCAGAATCATTTTGATAAGACTCTACTACGTCATACACTGACGGTAATTTATATAATGCTGCGTAGTGTACAACAAGACGTGGTTCCTGTTGCGAGTAGTCAAAGCAACCCCACTTACAGCCTTCTTCTGGTATAAATAATGATCTGATCTTTGGTCCAAGATCTTTGTTACGTGCTGGAATTTGTTGCAAGTTAGGATTCTGATAAGAGAATCTTCCTGTAACCGTACCACCACCTGCATTTCTTAATTGGTTTATCTCTGCATGTATTCTACCTTTGTGTTCGTAACGTAGAATAGAATCTATAAAAGTTGTGTGTGCTTTGTTAACCTCTCTCGCCTTTGCAATCATATTAACAACAGGATGCTCGTGTTCTTGTAAAAAGTTTTTTGTAAAACTAGGTGCTTGTGTTTTTTCAGTTCGTTCAAACTTTATCTTTAAATTTTCAAACACTTCTGCTATACTACTTGCGGCCCAAATCTGTGGTCGTACATTAGTTTCTTTTTCAATAGCATTTAGTAAAGCGTTCTCTTCGCCTATCAATGTCTTCTTAAGATTGTGTGCTGCTTCTACATCAACTCTTACACCCTTAAATCTCATGTCAACCAGACATGGAAATAAATCTGTTTCTAAATCAAATATAGATTCTAAATCTTGTGATATAATTTCTTTTTTCATTTCTTGCCACAAACCAAACGTAGCTTCTGCGTCTCTTTCTGCATATGTTCCAACATTTAATGATGGCAGTTTGTACATTTCTGACTTTGGATCTATACCCCATTCAGCTGCTGCTTCTGCAAGTGCAGCCTCGTTTTTACCAAAACCTAAATACTTCCATGACAAACTATTGAGATCATATCTAAATCTATTTTCATCAGTCACAGCTGCCGCTATCATTGTATCTACAATTCTTCCATTAATTTTAAAACCCATAGCCCTAATCCAACACACATCATACATTGCATTGTGGAATATTTTTGTAGAAGTAGTGCTTAAAGTATCTTTAAACCATTCTAAAACTTTCTTACGATCCATGTTGCCACCACCCTGGTGTGCTATTGGAAAGTATCCTTTGTAATGTGCAGTCGCTACTGCTATTCCTATAACTTCTCCATTACCTATAATTGCACCAGATCCTTTTTTAATTAAGTCTGGGTCCCTTGTCTCCAGGTCAATTGCAATCTCGTCAACCTGTCTTAAATCTGGAAATTCTTTGGGTATAACCCATTCTGTTTGTGCACTAAATACTGGTATTTTCATTTAAAGCCTTTTTATTGTTGTAGTAAATCATTCCTTGTTTTTCATATTTAAGTAATCTTCTTTTCATAACTTGATTTTCTCTATATATTTTCTCTATTTTTTTACGAGCTGCTTCTAGTTTTAATCTTACTTTTAAAAACTCATTCATAATGCCAGATAACAAAAAATCAGTAGGCAAGTAAATAGCCCCATGTAAAATGGTATGTGATTATTTGGTTCCATAGTCCCTTTCTTTAATCATTTCTAAGTAATGTATTGCTTTATCGATGTCTTCTACTCCGCCTTTCTTCGAGTGTCTGCATATGTATTTTATAGCATTGCCTTCTGCAAAAAGCAATTTGTTCTTGTTTATAAAATCTGCGGGCTGTATTTCCATATACATGTAATGTGTCCCCGAAACTTGTTTTAAGTATGGATTTTCTTTCTTAGATGTCATAACTTCTATCCTCCCTTTTTGGCGTCATTATATATAAATTTTGTTTGGTTCTAGTGACACCTACATACCAAACTCTATGTTCTTCATCATGTTTGTCTTCGCTTTTGTCTACTGATTCTCTTATTTTTTTTGTATTATCTAAAATTAATAAAACATTTGTAGCT